CGACCACACTCGGAGTCGAGCTGTCTTTCATCACCAAATCATAAACATACTCGCCAGGGCGTAACACAGCCTGCAGGCTAGCTGGCGGCACGTTCAAGTGAATCACCCGCTGAACAACATCGTCGACGACGATGGTTCCTGCGCTCGTCGACAGCGACAATAACGGCGTCGCATCATATCTGCTGAGCTGCACGTCCATTTCGAACGACTGCCCAGCAAGCGTCCATGTCGTATCGCCCGGCGTACCGAACTGAAACGCGTCACTCCACGTACCGTTGTTATCGATCGCTATGTCGACGTGTGCCGAGGTCGCGCTGTGACACCCACATTTTGATTTGGTGTACGCGTCCATCTTCACCTCGGCGACATCGGCGAGGGATGGACGTTGTAGGTGCTCACCCCGCCTTTCTGTCCAAATACCCGGTACGCCTGCGGGAACATCCAGCGCTGAGCACCGACCGTATTCGCGCGCCCGGCAGCGACATAGGCCGCAGCAATGCCATCATAGAACCGCTGCAAATGAAATCGTGCCAACTGCGGATTGCTGTAACTGAAACCCGCCTGCAACATCATCCGCCCGATAATTCCATCGAGCAGTTTCAAGCCGTGCAACGGCAGCACCCAGTCGGGAATGTACGGCGGATAGCAAGCGAACGGGTCGGTCACATTCTTGATGACGATGGCCGTCATCGGCTGCGTTTGCTGGTAGGGATACTGGAAATGCACCGTGCCGATTTCCGGCATGATCGCCGGCTGCACCACAAGGTTTTGGTCCAGTACCCCGCTCAAACGAATGATCCGACCAGTCAACGGCGTCAACGGATAGTCGAGCGTCTGCGGAATGACCATGAACGTGATCAATTCCGACCAACAGCTGGAGGTATCAAAAAACTCGGCCAGTACGTCAAACAATTGCACCCGCAACTCGTCGTCGGACGCACCGACCACCGACACCCGCGCCTGGCCGATCAGCTTGTCCCAGTATCCGCCCTGGTCGTCGGTATGACTCATTTATGGCCCCCGACCGCCGCCGATCGCCGGCCCGGCGGGGGCCCCACCAGCGACCTGACCAAGCGCGCGGCCGATCAACCCAGCATTGAACAAGCCGAGAAACGACGTCGCCCGCGCGTCCTGCACGTCTTCCTGATCGCGCTCCAGCGCATGCCCGCAAATCCCGTGCACGATCGCCAGCCGGAACTGCGGATCGATCGGGACGTAGGTGTCGTCATTGGCCTGGAACGCCGGCACCTGGCCGCGCACCGTGCGATTGAAGACGAACAGATCCGGCCGCAGACGGCGCGTCTCCAGCATGGTGACATTGAGCGCGGTTAATAACGATGGGTCGTCGTAGCGATAATTGGGGATCAGATCCTGCAGCAGGGTACGCGCATCGAGGAGATACTCCGCCACCGTATTATAGGTCGGCTGGTCGCTGTTGGCGTAATTGCCGTAATAGATCGGAGAGGTTGGCAAGTTAGAGGCTCCCGACTGTGGTGACAGGCGGGAGCCTATTGGGGAAGAGTTAAGAAATGGTTAAGCCAAACTCAGTGTAGTCAGCGACCGCCCGCAATTCAGCCAGCGTGCAGTTCCACTTAATTCGATTCGCCCGCCAGGAAATTACAAACACGTTTCCTGGCACGTAGCCCTTCGTACCATCCCACCGATCAAAGCTTGGGTAGTCGTCTCGGTGCGGCGTCTTTTTATTGCGATCATATTGCAATTCGATCCCCAGCACCGGGCAGTGCGTAGGCCAGTGAATGTCGTCCATCGTAAGGTTCCACTCAAAGCCTCGCGATTTCGCAGTATGTTTTGATCTCTGAAGCATAGTATGTCGAGGATTCTTCCGTTCCCACGCTAAATAGAACTCCCGCTGCCTTTCCGGAGTTGGCTTGTAAGGATCAGGAAGCCCCGATTCTTTCAATGCTGCACGCCGCCGCTTCTGAAATTCACGACTATACTCTCTAAACTTCTCTCGGTTTTTATCTCGGTACTCCCGTCGATACTCACGATTGTACGCCTTCACTTGCTTAGTCTTTCGACGCTCGCGTTCCTGTTCTGCATGGCGAGCAAGTATTTCAGGTTGCTGACGATATTCACGGTTTTTCTCCTGCCATTCTGGTGTCTGTCGCCGCTGCCGTTCTTGTTCGGCCCTGCGAGCATCGTACTCTTCCTTGGTCTCATCAACACGCTTAGACATTACGTCCTCCTTTGGTTACGCACACGCACGTACCAAAGAAAAGAGGGACCGTCAAGGTCCCTCTTTAGTTCGTGTGTATAGCCTGATTTAGGCGATTAAGCCAAGGTGATTTGGGCCATACAAAGGGCCGTGTTATCAACGACTTGGTACCCATATACCTGTAAGCCACGGAGGATTTGACCAAAGGTCAACTCACTCCTTAACGTTTCTAATTTGCTCACCTGTGAGGCGAACGTCAGCGCATGAGCATGTCCTGCATAGATTGGTTGCTCACCGACAGCGAAGTGAGTAGCATCAGTCGTGCTGTTAGGAAGCAAGTTGCTGATGTAGATTGTAAAACGATCCACCATTCCGAGGCGGCCGTTACGCAACATCGAGACCGGATCACCTGACAAGTAAGCCTGTCTCAATTCGGATTGCTTGAGATAGCGCCCGCAAGCGGCACTCATGACAACCCATCTGCCGACCTCGGGGATGTTCTGCTCGTCCAGGCACTGGCCGAGCCGCAACAGCACATCGACCAGGTTCATCTGGCCGGTTGTCGGAACAGGGACGACCACCGTCACCGGTGTACCCTTGATGCCGAGATTGAGGTTGCCGGAGATCTTGCCAGCCGTGGCGCCCATATTGGCCGCATTGGAACTGGCAACGATGCCGCCAAGCACGTCCTTATCGACAGAGATCTTGAGCTGCTGAGCCGCGTCGTCACTCCACATGGAGAGAATATTCAGGTCGCTCTGGACTTCCATCACGTCGTCCAGAATGAGGCTGAAGTACAAACCGTTGCCGATGTAGAGTTCGACAGAACCGCCCGACGGACGGTCGAGACCAAGCAAACCGTCAGCCAGGTAGGAGTGGATCGAGATCGTCGGCTTGGTGCGGATCTTGACCCGGTCACCTTGATTTTGAATCTCGCCTTCGTAGTCCGTATTGCTGATCGCACTCAGCACGGTCGAGGCGTAGAATTTTTCGACCAGCTTGGCCGACCAAATTTCCGGAATAAATCCAGTAGCTTGGAGAGTGTTGGCGGTACTGCCAACAGGAGTCAGGACGGGGGTTGATCCGGAAGTCGCAATTCCAAAACCAGTGGTGGGGATAGCCATCGCAGGCAGCTCCTGTTAGGGGCTGCCTTGTAAATTTACATCCGGCGCCCCTGGTTAAGTGCGGACGCGCCCTTCTCGACCAGCTGCGATAATGTCTGCATCGATGCGTTGCCACTCGGCTTCACGGCCGATGAACGCACCTTTCCGATGCTGTTCGTACAGCTGTCGTAATTGCGCGCGGGTGTACAGGGGCTTTTCAGGCGGCACGGAAGACGTATCGCTTCCAGTGGCCGGGCGAGTTCTGCCAGGGGCCGCCAAAGTCGCCAGGTTGAGTGCCGATTCAGTCCGAGGGGGCGTTGTCGCCGGCTGGGACGAGGGCGCTGGCTCTATGTGGCCGGTAGCAGCTTCCTCATTGAGGAAACCCTTGAAGAACTGGATAACGCGCGGCGCATCTGCCGTCGCGATAGCTTCGTTCAACAATTGCTGTCTAACACGTTTGGCATAAACGTCAATACCCAGTAACCAGTTGTGCCATCGCGGGTCGCGATCGATTTCCCGATAATTAGGGATCGCAAGCTCGACCGCTTGATCCATGCGGTAGCGTGCTTCCTGTGCCAACCGCCGCTGTAATTCTGCATTCTGTTGATTGAGCGCCTGCAGGTGCGGAGCGATCGCCTGTGTTGCTGCCCGTTGGGTAAAATCCAACAGGTCAGAGCCATAATTCTGCACATCTTGGTCGGTTACATAGGTCGGTGGAGGATCCTGCACCGGGGGCTGTTGCGGACGCTGCTGCTGTACGCTCATAAGCTCGTTGCCAAGATACGCCATCTGTTCCTGTACCTCGGCGAGCGTCTTCTGTGAGGCGTTGTAGCGCCCCTGCATGCGGATATAGCGATCCTTCCAGGACTGGGCATTGTCGTCTTCGGACGAGGGTGGGGGAGAAGCCGCAGGTGCCGGCGAGGGAACGACCGGAATGGGTTCGGAGGACGCATCCGGAACCGGCACCTGCGCAGCCGGAGCGGACACGGGGGGCGGTGGCTCCGGCGTTTCAGGCGATGGGCTATCGCCTGATCCATTTGACTGTCCATAAAGCGCATTGACCGCAGCCGCGCGCTTTCTCACTGCCTCGGGAATATCGTTGGGATCGTAAGGTAATTGTTCTTTCGGTTTGGCGTCAACGACGACATCAGCCATTTTTTCTGACCTCCCTCAAAGCTTCCAAAAACTTCACACACTGCTGTGCGTGCCCTTGCGCCAAATGAATGTTTTCCGTCGTATGGATCAAATTACTAGCTTGCTGGACGGTATATTTGTCGATCGCAGCAACAAAATCATCGAACAATTGAGGCGCGGCATTACGTAAATATCGCGCCTTGTCGGCGATATCCTTGGTGGTGTTCACCCACCCACACCGGGCGGCAGCGGCGGTCCCATCGGCGGTCCCATCGGCGCCGGAGCTGGCGCCACCATCGGCGCTGGAGCTGGCTTGGGATAGCGATTCAGCATGCGGCCCACTGATGGCGGTCCAGATACAGACTCCATCCCGCCCCGGGGCACGCGCTGCTCAGTCGCGCCTTTGCCGACATGCTTGATGACCTGGCCTTTCGGCGTAGGCGGCGTGAGATCTTTTTTCCAAACCATGAACTACTCCTCCGGCGGGCCGCCGTAGCCGATCCCGGCTCCGCGCAAACCCAAATCCGGAGCGCCGGATAACGGCGTGCCCTTGCCGTAGTCGCGCGTCGAGATTGGCCGCAGCCTCGGCGGCGCCAAAACGGCCTTGCTCGGATCAAACGGCTTGGGCGCCTTGGGTGGGCGCGGCACCTTTGGCATTCGGGCCATCAGCGTGCACTCGTGATGCCGGACTTGGCCGGAACCGACGGCGAGTAGCCGAACATTTTGCTGGAACCACCGGTCGCATACTTGGCACCAGGACCAGGCGCATCATTTGGGCTAGTCGTGCCGGGCTTTTCTGGCCCGGCCTGCTGCTCGCCGAACATATGTCCCGAACCCCCTTCGGCGAACTCGACGTCATGCTGACCTTCTTTTTTGGTTTTATTCACCGATAACGTATTGGGTTTCATAGGGAATTTCTCCTGCAAAAGTTGCAATTGAACAGATGCTACGGCATAATCCTTAAGAAATAGTTAAAATCTCAGGAGGATAAAATGGTTGCCGCTACAAAAGAATACGCAGCAAAATGGCGCGCAGCCAACAGAGAGCACGTCAACAAACACGCTAGAGAGTGGCGCGCAGCCAACAGAGAGCACACCAACAAACGCGCTAGAGAGTGGCGAGCAGCTAACAAAGAACGAGATAAAGAATACGCTGCTAAATGGCGCAAAAATAATCGAGATCGAGCAATGCAAAAAAGCAACAAATGGCGGAAATCTAATCCAGAAAAAGTAAAAGCAATTGCCAGGAAAGGAGCACTTAAACGTTATGGACTTCTTCCTGCAGAATTTGACACAATGTTAGTCACACAAAATAGTCGTTGCGCCATCTGTAAAATAAATAATCCAGGAGGAAAAGGACAGTGGGCTGTAGATCACTGTAAGTATACCTACGCAGTACGTGGTTTGTTATGCATTGGATGTAATTTAGGATTAGGCTTGTTCAAACATAACCCCAATCTCCTCCAACAAGCTAGCAACTATCTTCTCAACGCCCCAACGCCCACGCTAGGCGCGACGAACTAACTGACGTCCTCGTCTTCACCGACAAACTGCCAGTGCACCTTGCCCTTCCCCTCGATGTTGAGCATGTCGGCCATGGCAGGCGAGAGATCGATGCCGGCATCATTCGTCGGCACCATGCCGGCGTTATTCCCACTTCCCGACGGCAGTGGCTTTTTGTTTTTGTAACAAGTCTCAGCAATCGGACGCTGGTCACCGAACACATAAGCGTCGTCATTCACGACCCACGGCCCCTTGTCCATAATTGGCCCGGTTGCGCTCAGTTCGTTTTCGACATTGAACACCCGCACACCGCGCTCGCGCATCGCTGCGTCGGTAATATTGACTGGCAAACTGACATAGAGATCCGTGTCGTTGAGATACGGACCACGCTCCTGCGAATCATAAGGGCCATAAGCCGAATACTCGTTGTCCGCGTCGCCACCGAAAACCGTCGCAGTGATGTTCTTTTGGTTCTCGGGAATGCCGGTCTCTTGTGCTGGCGGCGCCTCCGGCGCATCCGGCTTGTTGTGGAATTCTTCGCCATTGAGCGCGACGACGACGTCGCCGGTCATACTGATCCGCATGCGGACAACGTTGCGACAGCGGGCGTTCCCGCTGATCAACGTACCGTTGATGATCACGGCAACGTCGCCCTCGGTGCGACCGACGATATCGACGCGATTCTCTTCGGTTGGTGCTTCAGTTGGCGGCTCGACCGGTGGGATTTCCTCGACCGGCGGCGCTTCATCCGGGACCGAATAGCCGGTAATGCTCTCGGCAATCGCTTCACAGATCGCATCGTAATGCTCGTCGTGCAGGTCGCAGTCGCCAGTATTATCGCAAAAATGGCACTCCAGCAGGATCGCTGGCGCGGCAGTCCCATTCAAAAATGCGAGGTCATCTCTCGGTTTCGCGCCTCTGTTTGTGAGGTGACCGGCTTCAGCAATCGCCGCCGATACCTTGGACGCAAGGCTAGACTGGGTCTTATAGAGAACCTCTACACCGTGAGCGCTGTGATTATACGCATTCAAATGGCACGACACGTCATAGTCACGCTTCCCCTGCGCGTTGTGCCAGTCGACGATACGGTCCAAATTAGCTGATTGGCTGGTCGATACCGTGTCTAAAAACGTCTCGACCTCGACACCGGCGGCGCGCATCTTCTCCGCGACCGTCGCCACGATTTTCGTGCACTGGTCAACCTCATCGTGCTGCGGCGGTACGGGGCTGCCACGAGCGCCTCGAATCTTAGTTCCATGGCCGACCGACAGGCAAATTTTCATGACTAACCTCATAGCGAGGCCGGAAACCATCCGGCCCCGCGCAACGTTCCCATCACGAATTACTTCTTCGGCCCTCCCGGAGGCGGCGGCTCCACGATCGGGTGCGTCGGTGCCGGTGGCTGCCCTCCAGTTGTCGGCACGTCGACCAGGAACCAAACCGCGCCCTTACCCGGAACGTAGACGAGCACCAACTGCTTCACGCCACCAGGACCAGACTCGCCCGGGATAAAAATCGGATTCGATGGCGACAACCCATCGCCCGGCTCAGGTGGCTTTGAACCAGGAGGGATCGGGATGACGATCGGGTGGGTCGGGAAGCCTGGGAGGGGACCCCAAATTCCGGGAGGCGAACCACCTCCACTAGGCGGATAATATATTGGCGGCATTGCCACAGGAGGCCAACCAGGAGTCGGCTGCGACCCAGGAAAGCCGATGTCAACATAAGGCGGCGGCGCACCGCCCCAAATCCCCAGAGGCGGCCCGCCAGGGGCGATGGGATGAGCCGGGTGCCCCGGCGAAGGCCAGATGCCGGGCGGAGGACCGCCGGGAGCGATAGGGTGAGCCGGGTGCCCTGGGCTTGGCCAAATACCAACAGGCGGACCCCCTGGTCCGCCAGGCATCGGGCCGCCACCTACCTCAAGGCCGCTGTAGGTCAGAACGCCAACTATGGTCACGGGTATCGACGCCATGAGAACCTCCCTTTTGAATGTGCACAGGTGAAGCAGGGAAAGATTTAGCGCAGCGGGATGACGTTTGCGCGTCAGATCGCTGCTTGACAATA